CCTGGCACCGGTCAGCTCAAAAAAGCTCGCATTGATATCTTTAGCGAAAAGCTTGGCATGATGGGCGACGTCAAAACGTGCCAGGACGCATCACCTCGTAAATTTGGCAGAGAGATATTTATGCGTGGCTACCACTTGCAAGCTGCTCACTATTTGATCTGCGCCGAAGAACATGGCTTGGAAATAAGAAACTGGGGCTTCCTAGCCGTGTCGAAAACTTGGCCCTACCCTGCACATTTTCACATGCTTGACGATTACGTTTTGGATTACTCCAAGCAGATTTGTCGTGCGGCCTACGAAGAAATGCAACGGGCAGAAGAAGCCGGTGTTTACGACACTAGGTGGCCAAGTTTCTCAACCCACGAACTCCCAGAATATTTAGATAACTAAGAGGTAAACTATGCAACTAAAAGACAATCAAATTTTATTTCACAATGTCGAGGTTTTGTGGCCTCGCCTGGATATGCCGTACAAACAAAATAATGCGACTGGCCAATGGGATAAGTGCGCGTCAATACTTGATGAAGATGGTAAGTACGAAGTCATCATTAAATTTCAGCCGGAACAGGCCCAACAGCTTTTTGCTAAAATGCAGCAAGTTTTTAATCTAACCTTTTTAGGCAAGACTTGGTTGCAAAAAATTAGGGATCCACAAACGGGCGCAGACAGTGATGTTGTTGTCGAGAAATGGCAGGACATATTTAAAGAGACGGACGACGGTAGGTTTCAAAGAAAACTACAAATAAAAACCTACAAAAACCCAAATACCAAACCCAGAATATTTGACAAGCATCTCGACGAGATAGGCATTAAAGACCGTGAGCCCGAATTCGAAATGACGACCGGCAGCATGGTGCATTGCGTTGTCGATATAAAAGCCTGGGTGTTTGGTGGTAAGCACGGGGTAAGCACTCGACCAGAAGCATTTGCCGTTCAGACAAGAGCTGAGCGTAAGCCACCACCAGAAGCTAAACAAACTGGACAAGACTACTTTGGCAAAGCTGAGCCTAAAGAAATGTCAGACGGTCAGAAAATGTTTGGCGGAGCTGAAGTGCCTACCACTTCGGAGCCTATTGCCAGGACAACCGTAGAGGCTGCCAGCCCGTTCCCACAAGCTGAAAAGAAAGAGGATATCGCTGTTCATCCGTCAGTTAATGGCGGCGAGCCTGACGAGATCCCATTTTAAATGCCAGATTTTCCGAAGGCATACTGGTCCGAATGGAGCGAGGCGATTATCAATCGTTACTCGCTTCGCGAGGGCCCGAAGGGGGAGCATCATGGGGCCTGTCCAAATTGCGGACATAAAGATTGGCCATCGACCAGGTTCTGGATCCACGAGCGTGACGGCCTGGTAAAATTTCAATGTCGGCAATGCAACGACTTCCAGGCGATCGTCGAGATCCTGGAGCACGACGGATGTTGGCCGCTACTCGAAAAGAAAAAGCCGGAAATAAAACTGAAGCAAACCGGCAAGGATTACTTTGCCAATGTAGTGCCTATGCCCAAACAGGAGGAGCCTCCAGTGCAGTTCGACCCGTATACGCCGTATCATGAACGCAAAGGCGTTGACCTCGTAGGCGCGGTGCTTGAGGGCTCTGACGTGGTGGTGCCATTGTTCAATACTAATAGAGAACAAGTCGGTCACCAGCGCATCAATCCGTCAGGCGACAAGCGGTTTAATCCCGGGCTCAAAAAAGACGGTGGGGTTTTTGGCGTCGTCGGTAAATTAGATTTCCAGGGCAAGTGTTTCGTTAGCGAAGGATGGGCGACGTCCGTCTCTGTTCACATGGCCAGTTCGCTTATTAATGACGGCGAGCCCATACCCGTTATCTTTGCCCTAGACGCGGGGAACCTGGCGACCGTTTGCCAGGCGCTCCAGGAAACATGGCCGAACATGGAACTGGTCATAGCTGCCGACAATGATGCTAACCAAAAGGGCCAGGACGCAGCCAAGAGCACCGGTTTGCCTTGGACGGCTCCAGCTATGCCGGACACAGACTGGAACGACCTCCACAAGTCGCAAGGCTTGCAAAGCGTGGCGACAGGGCTCAAGACGCTAAACAGACCGGTAAGCCTCCTGGACGAGCTCGTGTGGATCGGCGACGCGCAGCCAGTGCTCCAGTCAAACTACCTGATAAAGAATTGGATAGGCGCTAAACAGATGACGGTCGTCTACGGGCAGTCTAACACCGGTAAGTCGTTCTTTACCTTAGACATGAGCTACCACATCGCCGCTGGACGCGAATGGCACGGCCACAACGTCAAGCAAGGTTGCGTTTTGTATTACGCCGCCGAAGGTGGCCAAGGTTATTTAAACAGAGCTCGCGCAATCCAGGACCATTATGGCGACGAGAACGTTCCCCTGGCGATCAGGCCCTGCCCTGTTAACTTGCTGGATCCAGGCGCCGACCTTCCGAAGCTCCTGGCACAAATAGATATGGTCAAGGAGCTGCACGGCGAGATCGCTCTTATTGTCGTAGACACGTTGTCCAGGGCGCTGGTCGGGGGTAACGAAAACGGGCCCGAAGATATGACGGCGTACATTGCCAACAGTGACGCGCTCCGTGAACACGGCCAGTGTAGCGTTTTGTCAGTACATCACTCCGGCAAAGCCACAGATTTAGCCAGGGGGCACTCAAGCCTCCGAGCTGCGACAGATACTGAGATCGAGGTTGCTGTTGATGAGGTAAGCGGAATTCGTTTTGCCAAGACAACTAAGCAACGGGAGATCGAGGGAGGCCGTGAGTTTGCCTTTGAGCTGGAGACAGTTATCCTGGGCGACGATGAAGACGGCGACAGCGTGACGAGCTGCTACGTCCTGCCGGTGACTGAAGAGCGCAAGCAAGAAGCCAAGGTTAAGCTGAGCAAAAACGAAAAGCTCTGGATTAACTGCTTTACTCAGTTGTGGGGCGATCTCGTCGGTAAAGCGAACCCTGCCGGTCCTGGCTATCCAGACAGTGGCACCAGGTGGATCATTGAGGAGGAAGATCTTCGCAAGCATTTCTCCGGCAAAGTAACTGCCGTCAATAAGAACCAGGCTTATACCAGGGCCATCGAGGGGCTGCTCGAAAAGGGCCAAATAGCCAAAAATGAGGACAATTTCTGGCTGGTGCCTGGAAAGTACAAATTATGAGCGGAATACCAGTCGATACCAGCAATAGTGTGATGTCTAAGTACCTGATTGTTATGCATAAAGTATTGCAAAATGGTATAATTGGTATCGGTTGGTATGCTAATTGGTATCGGCAACGCCAACTATACCACCAATACCATTTACCTTTAGGTAATGGTATGATGGTAGGGTTGCTCGGTTTGGTATGGTTATGCTGACCGAAGAGGATCTCAAACGGTTAGAGTGGAAAGCTCCTGATTACGCTGTAATGAGCGAAGAGGATTTCTTACGTTTACTCAACGCAGTTACTGATTTGGTGGAGCTGGAGTCGATCGCTAATCGAAAAAGGCACCTCAACCTGTCGGATCTCAAGAGCTGGAATAATTTCCAGCGCCAGGCAATCTTGCAGCGTAAGTGGGAACTAGAGAATGGACGAGGATAAGATGCGCGTCCAAATGATGGAGTTCGAGAGACGACGGGCCAAGCTTGGATTGCGAGCTGCCCTGCCCGACGACAAGAAGCGCCGGAGAACGAGAGAACCACTGTCCAGGTACGAGCTGCACGTCCTGACGTTCATGCGCTCTCAAGGCGTCATGGATCTCCACACGTTAGCCGGCGCGATGGACGAGACTAAGCAAGAGATGTTGGAGCAGCTCATGACGTTGATCGATCGAGACTACGTCGTTGTGGTTAGCGACCGAGGTTACGCGAAATACAGAGCGAGAGGGAAAGATGAAATATAAAACAATTCTTAGTAAAGCTAATGACATTCTGGCAATACGTGAGCACACTTACGGAGACGCTCGACCATTGCATGAGACAATTGCTTCCAGGTGGACGTCCGTGCTCCAGGACAAGCTAAAGCCTGGGGAGAAGTTAACAGCTCATGAGGTTGCCAGGCTAATGGCTGAGCTCAAAGCTGCCAGGATGGATAACACCGGCTTTCATGAGGACAGCTTGATTGACCAGATTAACTACCTGGTGATCGCTTATCGATTGCAAATGGATGACGTGTAAATTTGGAGGGGTTTAATGATGTGGTGTATTGATAAGTTATTACCTCGATCAGGCTATCGTTTCCTCCCTGTCGGTAGCCGCAACCTGGCAGCGCGAGGTATTTCTCCCAAGGTTCTTTTGCTCTCGCGCTGCCCTTTTGAGCACGTCGCGAGACGCGGCGACGGGGTCGCGCACACGCGCATGCGCGAGGCAAGAATTAACATAATGCTAATTATGCGAAAACGAAACCCTTTAAAAACAATAGGTTAGCAGATTGGAAACCAAAAATGTCGCAAATAGACAAAAAATGACCCCCCCCTCCGAGATTTTGGCCCCCCGCCCTGGACCAGGTCAAGACACACACGGACGCCAAAATTTGGCGAGAGAAAACCAAATAGGATAACATAAGAAAATCAGGAGTTGAACATGGCAGGAAGACCAAAACGTCGCCAGGCATTGGAGAAGATCGAAACCAGAGGTGGGGCAGATTATCTGCAAGATTTTCTCATGTCTGGCGGCACCATTAGCAGCTTGGCAAAAGATCTGGATCTTAACCGAGGCTACCTTCACCGGCTGCTCATCAATCACGACGAGTACAGCAAAGCGATTGAAGCGATACGCGAAAAAGCGGCGGACGCACACGCGGAGATGGGCTTCCAAATTTTTGAAAATTTGGGCAAAGAGCGGCAAATGGAACGCGACCTGGCGGAAGAAGGATCCAGGACAAAGGAGCTCAACCAGGTTGACGTTGCTATTGCCCGGGAGAAGGCTGGCCAGCATCGATTTGTTGCTCAAGCCTGGAACCAGGCGCGATACGGCACAAAGGCCGGCCAGACGGAGGTCACGATTTCCCTGGGCGACATGCATTTGGATGCTTTGCGAAAAATGAAAACTATTCCGGATGCCACAAAGGTTATCGAAAATGACGACTAAAAATTTTATGGAAGAGTTTGTCGAGACGTATCAAAACGATCCGGTGCGCTTTGTCCAGGAGATCCTGGGCGTGGAGCCTTTTGACTACCAGGCGGAGTTCCTAAGAGAGGTTGCCTCCCCTACTAGGAAGCTCAGCATAAAATCTGGACACGGCACTGGGAAGTCAACGACTGCGTCCTGGGCGATGCTATGGTTTTTGATGCTCAAGTTTCCCTGCAAGGTTGTCGTGACGGCCCCCACTAGCAGCCAATTATTTGACGCTATGTTTGCAGAGCTAAAATCTTGGATCGGAGAGCTGCCCAGGGAGCTTCAACAATTGCTTAACGTGAAGTCTGATCGTGTTGAGCTTGTAGCTGCACCGAGTGAAGCTTTTATCTCTTGCCGGACGGCGAGAGCTGAGAACGCTGGAGAGGCCTTGGCAGGAATTCATAGTGCCAATGTCTTGCTAGTGATAGACGAGGCATCAGGCGTGCCAGAAGTAGTCTTCGAAGCCAGCGCATCCAGTATGAGCTCTGTCAACGCGACGACGTTGATGTTGTCGAACCCTACCCGTTCGTCTGGTTCGTTTTTTGAGAGCCATAACCGCATGCGGAAAAGTTGGTGGACCAGGACATGGAGTTGCCAAGATAGCCCGTTAGTTGCCCAGGACTTTATCGATGAGATGCGTGACCGCTACGGGCCAGAAAGTTCGGCGTTTAATGTACGCGTACTTGGAAATTTTCCACTGGCCGATGATGACACGATAATTCCGTTTCACCTCGTCGAGGCAGCGCAGCATCGCGACATCGAAGAAAGCCCAGAAACGCCAATGGTGTGGGCCCTGGACGTTAGTAGGTATGGAGGCGATAAAACGGCTCTGTGTAAACGTAGAGGCTCCGTAGTGACCGAGCTGCGCTCCTGGGGCGGCTTAGACCTTATGCAGACAGTTGGCCGCGTAAAGGCTGAGTACGACGCCCTGGAGCCGTTTGAGCAGGAAAACCTGGAAATCATGATCGATTCAGTCGGAATGGGAGCCGGTTGTTTTGACAGGCTTGACGAGCTTGGGGTGCCGGTTCGCGCTATTAACGTGAGCGAGAGCCCGTCCATGAAGGAAACCTATTTAAATTTACGCGCAGAGCTTTGGTTTAAAACAAAAGCCTGGCTAGAAAACCGGTCGTGTAAGATCCCGAAGAACGATCAGCTTTTGTCGGAGCTGACTTCGTTGCGGTATACGTTTACCAGCTCCGGAAAAATCAAAGCGGAAAGCAAACAGGATTTGAAAAAACGCGGATTTAATTCACCCGATCTCGCGGACAGTTTATCGTTAACTTTCGCAAGCGACAACGCGACGGCCATGTCTGGCGCGTTCAAACGTTTTCGCGGCGACCTCCGCCGCAACCTCCAGGGCATCGCATGAAATTTAGG